CACGCACATCCTGCATACGCGGAACTTCTTCCCGAGCATGCCGATATTGAGGGTGCCAACGGATTTGTGTACTGCCGCGTATTCAAGACAAATGCGTGCCACAGCTACCACCAACTCCGCAGTGGAATGAAGGTAGCGTCTATCCCAACCCTTCTCCAGTTCTTCTTTGCGTTTGTCTACGCTGACGCCCATTACATTGAGGGATACGACCAGAACCGTATTATTTGTATTTGCCAGCGTTTGATGGATTTGGCTGCATCCACAAAACGGCGGTATAAATTACTGACCCCTCTCGACTGTCTGGGACATCAAGAAACACTCGTGGAAATGAAAAGTCATACGGGTGAACTTCGTGAAACCCTACCGAAGAAATCAGACGAGTTCATGAAGTTCTTCTTTACGTACAAACCAGGACAGCTTGACAAGACCCAGAAAGTCCGTGTCCGTGAAAGTCTCAAAAAGACAATGAAGACAGTTCCGCTCAAGGCGGAGTTAGTAGCGGACAAGACTGAGTGAGGCTCGTAAAATGCTGAACGGTGCATAGGATAAGTTCACACAAGGGGTACACGATCCCATGTATCCTGCACGAGGTGTCAGGGCATTGGATGGACCTACCGACATTGGTGTATACGCCATCGCTAGAAGATCACTGTGGGGGATTCCGCCTATCGGGTCAATGTTCTTTCCGAGAGTTGGGGAACCTACCTGGTAATTCCGCTTGATTCCCTCGCGCTTAAGCATCGCTGTCACATCCGACGCATCCCTTAGCTGATTAACAAAGTTCGCATTTGAGTCCTTGCCAAGACCGTATCCAATCTGACATGTCGACATCTTTTCTTTATTGATTCGTAAGAATAAAGATGGGGAAGAAGTCTGTCTACCTTGTGATTCTTTTCATCCTTGCGGCCATGATACTTCTCTACCTCATGCCTAGCCGTGAACGCGAAGGATTTAAAACTATCAAGACTCCTCCTCTCTCTCCCGAGGAAAGCATGAAGCAGGTGAAGGCGGGAATCGCCAAGCTTGGAAGCAGAGGGTATATTCAAGATATTTCCAATCGTATTGGAAAGATTGAGCAGGAGTATCCAGATATTCCTGACGAGGAGTAATAATAGGAATGAAAGCAGGTAAATATCTACCGATTGTCTTTGTGGGACTTGCTATCGCAGTGTTGGTTGTATTTACCGATCAACAGCGCGAAACATTTGGGTTTGGACAGATGCCAGCGGCGATAGATCCGTATACTCTCCAGCTGGCTGGTCTGAACCAGCGTGTAAAAAATCTTGAAAATCGGGCGAACGATGCGCAGGATAACGCAAATACGGGTGTAGGCCAGATTCAGATGGTCACAAAGTCTTAACCCTGATGATTTGTCACCCACCAGCCCGAGCTGAGGAAGTTCGGATAATAGGGCATATTGTCTGGGCTCTGTGTCGGCGGCGTGCTGGCCAGGGCATGGACTTTCTCGGCCGACAACTCGTAATTGAAATAGGTGAGGCTTCCTATCTGTCCGTTCCATCCTCCGTTTGCACCAATGAAGATTGGTTGGGAGTTCTGCATCGGTAGTGCGCGGAGAGAGGTATGAGAGTAGAGGAGTCCGTTAATATAGATGTCAAATGAACGCTGATTCACACAGATCGCTAGGTGAATCAGTTTATCTCCAGGCATATTGGAAATAACAACACGAGCAGGGCGACCTTTCTCATATGTATCCTGCTCCACGATCAACTCATTCCGTCCGCTGTTCAGAGTAACCGACGGAGACTTCTGAGACCCAGCAACATCACCCTTGGTGAAGATAATGGGGTTCCTGGTTGGCGGCGCGTAATCGTTCACCTGAATCCAGCCCGCATACGAAAACTCTATACCTTCCCGCTCGTTAAGGGAGAGAGGAATATCAGCATCCACCTCTGTGAAGTTCTGCCCGTTCTGAAGATGTCCTACAATGAGAATCTCCTTGGGAATGGTTGCAAGACTCTGCCCTGCACCAGCTCCGCTTCCGTAAAAATACGTATATAGAACGAGAACTACAACTCCGATAACAACGAGTGTCATCAACGACACTAAGATGGTCCGAATCTCCATTATTATCTTAGAACGTGTATTTGTTTATCTCCTGACCCGAAGTATCAACCAATGCGAGTTTTACATTGTATCCCTGATTCGGTATTGACTTAACCGCCGCAGAGGTCGCAGCCAGGGCGGCGGCAGGGGGGCCAGCTGCAAAGAAGGCCATGGCGTCTGACGGAGTCAAGGCACGGCCATATGCATACAGTCCCGCAAGGTTTCCAGAATATCCGCCTTTACCCATGAGTACAAGGTTACCTGACGCCGTCTTGGGGACACCAGGGAGCAGGCAGGAGCGCACGAGCAGTCCGTCCTGGTAAATATCAACATTGCGACCGTTCACCGAGAGACTGACTGAGAACCAAGTCTGGAGGGGAATGTTCCTCACCTTGCACGTGAAATTATCGTCTACTGCCCCTCCATCCGATCCAACAGGGGCAGGAGCCGTGCTTCCCGACGAACCCGACGCCCCTGACATAACATTCACAAGGACAGAGAGAGTGTTCTCAACAGCGTCAAGGTAGACATGGGGATTGGCACTGCCAGGTGTTCCGAGAATCAGAACGTCCTTCGCTTGACCGAATTTGTAATTCCAGTCCTGAATATACATCCACCACTGCATGCCATAGTTCGCACCACTTGTTCCCGCGGCTACGGGAAGGGAAGATCCAGGAACTACTAGGCCGCTTCCCGAGTTCGCCGTTGTTGGATTTACACCGACAGCGGGAGCAAGGTTTCCAGTCGAAGAGCCACCTGTGACGCCCGAGTAAATAAAGTAGATACCGTAGGCGAGGAGAGCAACCGCCGATACTGTGATCGCAAACCATGTAAGGCGAGTTGTAAAGGGGTCCTGGGAACGAAAAAAGTAGTAGTAACCGAGACCGAGAACGGCTACACCAACGACGATGCTTGTGATGACAAATCCATTGTCCATGACTGTTACGGAAACCCCCCCTCCAGTGAGTCCACTAAAAGGCTTTACAACCTTTGGCGTGGCGCTCATGTTGTTCTTATTATTGATAGAAGAGGTAAAAATGGAAGATGAATACTCTATCTCGAGAGTAGAGCAACTGAAATGACTACCCCCACAATCTTCTGTAATAACTGCGGTCAGCGAGGACATACCTTCCGCGAATGTCGAGAACCAATCCTTTCGTGTGGAATCTTACTCTTACGAAACTTGCGTTCTCCGAATACGCCATCCTCACTTCCGATTCCTCCAAACCAGTTGGAAGTCCTCATGGTGCGGCGCAAGGACAGTATGTCCTACACGGATTTCGTCCGAGGAAAGTTTGATTCTCACGATACATCGTATGTCCGAATGCTTCTTGAACATATGACCCAGGCAGAGATCTCTCGTCTTCGAACCGAGGGATTTGAAACCATGTGGACTCGACTATGGAACCATTCGGATCGTCACGACCACGAGATGCGTGCAGCGAAGGAAAAGTTCGACGCAGTCAAAAATGTTCTTGACGAAGTGAATTCGGTGTATACGGAACCTGAATGGGGATTTCCGAAAGGTCGTCGTCTGAAATGCGAGAGTGACCAAGGGTGTGCGGAGCGTGAATTCTTTGAGGAAACAAACATTTCGCGGTCAGCGTATACGGTTGTGTCAGGTCTTCAACTGGAGGAAACATTTCATGGAACAAACAACATTCTCTACCGCCACAAGTATTTCCTTGCCATCCTGACTGCCCCCGAAACTGTTGACATTCACCAGCGCTTTACTACGATGCAAAAGCGAGAAATCTCGGCGATCGGATGGAAGACGCTTGCTGATTGCGCTGGTCTCAGTCGTCCACACTACATTCAACGACTTCAACTTCTGAACGATTTGTCCAACCTTGCGGAAACCGTTGAAGTTCGTCTTCCGAAAGAGTAATAAGACAACGCGCCATGGCCATCTTCGCAATTGATACGCCACGTGAAGGACTGATTATTTTTGGTCTCGGGTGCGCCATCTACGCATTCTTTTTCCTGCTCGGATTTGGATTTTCTTCAGCTGCGACATTCTATGATTGCGAGAAAGTTGATCCGTCGGCTAATGCGGTTCAAGGAGCTATTTGGGCAATTTACCCAACACTTGCGTGGTTTATCATTCGCACGTTCGAAATTGTGCGTCAGTATTTTGACCGATTCTATATGATGTTTGACCCCAACCCTGAGAATGCAGGGTGGGTGTCTGTGGGATATGTGATTGCGCTGGGATGTATTGCGGGAATCTACGGGCTTTCCTATAACTCTCACAAGGCTGTCTGTATAGCCAGCATTGACGAAGCTGCTCAATTTAAGAAGAATATGTTGGATCGTCAAGCTGAACATGATCGGACAATCAAGGCTGCACAGGAATCAACTCCCGCGGTCACGGTTGTATCCAAAAGTGAACGATCAGATAAGAAGCAACCGCCAGCAAAATAATCCACCACCATAGCGGGAAAACGGTGGCTCCTCGCCGTCCTGTTCCAAACTCCCTCACCTTTCCTCCGTCAAACACCAAGGCAGGGCGGAAGTAGAGGAGAGCGGAGACAAGGAAGAGATAGATCGTCAGCATCCATACTCGAGGATCGCTGTCCAAATTCATTGTATGAAGATCGTATTTTATTTACGTTCTCCATACAATGGCGTTCGTTCTGCCTACCCGCAAGGCATTTGCGGACTACATCGCACGAATATACTTGAAATACCGCAATGACCCGTCAGCCGACGATGAAGGTGTAGATCTGTGTCTCCAGCAGACATCATCCAAAACCACTCGCGAACTCCTGCCATACCAGAAACTCGTACGGGACTACCTTCTTCTAGAAAGTCCTTATCGTGGCCTGCTCGTTTACCACGGTCTCGGTTCAGGAAAGACCTGCTCCGCCATTGGTGTGGCCGAATCCCTCCTGTCCACCAAGAAAGTGTTTGTCCTTCTCCCCGCCTCTCTTCAGAGCAATTTTCGGCAGGAAATCAGGAAGTGCGGAGACCCCATCTATACCCAGAACAATTTCTGGGAAACACGGACTCTGCGGTCAGAAGCTGATAAGCAGCCCGCTCTCGCCATGGGTATTTCTGACGAGTTCCTGAAATCTCAGGGACGCTATTTTGTCACAGTTCCCAACCAAGCCTCCAATTACAATACCCTGCCTCTCGATACGCGCAAGGGAATTGATGCCCAGATTGAAGACCTGATCGATTCTCGCTACAATTTCATTAACTACAACGGTCTCAACGGAACCAGTGTGAAAGCCCTGATTCCTGAAGATGATCCAAAAGAGTCCAAGACATTTGAGAACAGTGTTGTGATCATTGATGAGGCACACAACTTGATTTCGCGTGCCATCAACAAGTCTGATATTGGTCGGCGGATTTATGATGCCATCTACTATGCCAAGGATTGTAAGGTTGTGGCTCTTTCAGGAACTCCCCTCATCAATCGGCCCAACGAAATTGCCTTTCTCCTTAACCTGCTACGTGGACCCATTGAACGCCTGATGATTCCTGTGAAAGAGTTGCCTACATGGGATGAGGCGGGAATGAAGACCTTTTTCAAAGCCATTCCTGAAGTCGATACTGTTGAATTCAACAGCGTGAAGCGCTTGATTATGGTGACTCGCAATCCTAACCATTTTAAGTCTATCTACAATGAGACGGGAGATCGCATTGCCGTAAAGTATGATGAGACTGTGACGTCCAAGACAGCTGGAGATTGGGTGGATGGACTGCGGAAATCATTTGCAGACAAGTTTCCTGGCGGAGTTTTGGCGGCGCGCGAATACATTCAGAAAGAAGCGCTCGAATGTCTGCCTACTGACTTCTCGGAATTTGTAAATACGTTTATTGATGGTCTCGATGTCAAGAATGCTATGCTATTCCAGAAACGTATTCAGGGTCTCGTGTCCTACTACAAGGGCAGCGATGAACGCATGCTTCCGAAACGGACAGACGATGATAAAATGATTGAGAAAATTGAGATGTCCGATGAACAGTTCAACCGCTACCTGGAAATGCGGCACAAAGAGATTCAGATGGATTCCCGTAAATCAGCCAAAGGACCAAGTTCTCTCAATCAAGATTTTTCTACTTATCGCGTGATGTCCCGTCTCGTATGCAACTATGCCGTTCCCTCCGCCCTCCGCGGAAGCGCGGAAGAGACGAATGAAGATACTGCTGGAACCGACGACGATAAAGCGGCAGTACTGGAGAAACTGCGACTGGACCCAGACAAGTATCTCCGTGAGGAGGGACTGAAATCGTATTCCCCGAAAATGCTGAAGATGCTGGCCAATATTAAGGAAACGGGAACAGTAAACCAACTCATCTACTCCAACTACCGCAAATTAGAGGGACTTGGAATTATCGGTGCTATTTTGGATGCGAACGGATACCAGCCTTACCGTATTGTGAAAGTGGACGGAAAGTATGTGGAAGATCCTACTCTAGATCCCAAGAAGCCAGCATACGCGTTCTATACAGGCGAAGAGAAGAAGGAGGTCAAGGAGATCATGCTCCATATCTTCAACGAAGATTATCGGACCCTGCAGTCTGTTTATCCTGAACACGTGCAATCTATGAAAGAGAGTATTCTCAAACGTGGTGGCGAGAAACTGCTGTGTGTTCTGATGATTACTGCGTCAGGTGCCGAAGGTATTAACTTAAAAAATGTTCGTCGTATCCACATTTCTGAACCGCACTGGAACCCAGCACGCACAGATCAGGTCATGGGTCGCGGTATTCGCCTCTGTTCTCACGCCACTCGCCAGACTCTGGGTGCAGGTGGAACCGTCAACGTCGAAGTTGTACCTGTAGAAGAGCGAACAATCCGCATTTCCTACTACATTTCCGTATTCACTGATGCTCAGGCCAAATCGTCTACAGGGTTCAATATTGTATCTACTCGTCGTGCCGATACTGCTCCCAAGAAGTACGATATGAAAACGGCAGGTCGGGCTCCCGAAGCGTTCATGACATCCGACGAGTTTCTCTATGAAATTTCTTACGAAAAAGAGAGGATTACCAGCGGTATTACGCGTCTCATCAAACAAGCTGCTGTAGACTGCGAGATTCATCGTAAACTCCACAGTCGCGAGAAGCCGTTGCTCCAGTGTCTGCGCTTCGACAGTTCCGTAAAGGCAGAAGATCTAGCCTCAAATCCCGATATCAAGAAAGATGAGCGCGACGCTTCCTATCTCCGCAATGTGATGAAGCGGTCGCGACGTCTTCAGCGTATCAAGGTCAAGGAGTTCGTGTTCCTCTACGACCCCGAGACCCATGAAGTATTTGACAATTCGGCCTTTGGAGACAATGAGCGTCTACTGAAACTGGGCATGATGAAAACCAACAAGATAGAATTCTTTACTTATGAATAATGGCTCATACGAGGGGAAGAAGGAAAGCCCGCACACCTCGTAAATTCCCTAAAGAACAGGTTCAGAGTGCAGGTGCCGAGACCCCTGCGGCGGTCCCTGAGATGGATTACCAGGCTATTATCAAGTCGCACAAGCTCAAGCAGGTGATTGTGAATCCCAAGAGTAAGTTTGTAGTGTGCACCTACTGGTGGGGACGCGGAAATGCCAACAAGAACTACCTCCGCTTCGGCGACGAGACGACAGAGCAAGCGATCAAGGATGGAAAGCGTGTGAACTATGCCTGCACAGGGGAATTCATTGAGCAGATCAAGGAGGAGATCATTGAGGAGATTCGGGAAGAAGAGGAGGAAGAGCAGGCGATTGAAAAAGCGATTGCAGATGGGATGTTTGATGAGCCTGAAGAGTTTTATACGATATCCAAGGAGCGTCGTATCGCCATTCTCAAGAAGTATCCCCTGAAATACGACAGGAAGAAGGTTGATTCTATTCTTGCCCGTCCTGATATCCAGAAGCGAGTATCGGAGGGAATGAAGCAGAACGAGATCCGTATGAAGGCCGATGGAAAGGTGAAGCATGAGGCTACCAAGTTTGAGGATATGATTGATACATGGATCAACATGTGCAAATCTGTGGGATGCAACTACATTGTGGAAGAGTACCCTGAATTTGCTTTCCCTGGAAAGTATCAGTTGGCTATTAACCTCAAACCTTTGTTTATCAAGGAGGCTCTGCTTACCGCGGGGGCACAGGGGCGTGGAGTTCTCTACATTGATGGAGACATGACGATCAAGCGGTACCCTGATCTTTTTGATATGCCCTCGGTTGATTTCATGGCCCGCGGATGGAACGTGGATCCCCGCGGAAGCATGAATTATCTCCGTGATGATGTATGCTTTGATCCCTATATTTTCGAGACGTCGGGAGGCACAATGTATTTTGCTCCTACTCGCCAGGCGATTCTGCTCTTGAAGCAGTGGGCTAAGGTTTCGGCCCAGCCTGATATGCAGGGTAAGGCCGATGACCGTATTCTCTCGATGGTGTTCACCACTGGTCGGCAGAATGAAGCAATTTCGTCTATTCAACTACCCATTGAGTACCTGTGGCTCAACGATGCCTACGATTTCCAAAAGAAGGAGGATGTTATACAGGACCGTATCTATATTGAACACCCTGCGTGCTTAACCGCCGAGGAAACTGCTAGGGAACAGGGGGCTTCAGCATCTCGCGAACCCCCGAAGTATGAGGAAGTAGTTACAGATATGATTGACTGTGCCCAGCCTGGTGGAGTGTTTTACGAATATGTCTTCTTCACGGAACGTCGGTTTGTGGAATCGTTTGAGCCGTACCTGAACTATCTCCGTCGGGCCAAAACCAATAAGGGCGAGCCATTCTACAAGATCGTGGGATTTGAAGAGCATTATGGTCGCTACAACAAGGTGGCCTACAAGAACATGGAAAAGTCCAATGCGATTGACGTGAAAACTCTTCCTGCTCCCGAAATGCTGGCCAAACTGCCTCAGGATACGACTGTCCCAATGATCATTGCATGCTTCAAGAACGGTAATGATGTCCTCATTGGCGACTACCAGGGTACGTATTCTGCAACCTACGATCTCATGGCTGAAAATATTGGCGACCAGAATCTTACACCGTATCAGCGGAAGATCAAGCTGGATGTTACTAAACCAATTTACATGTCGGGTCTGAACCCTGTTCTCATTCATCTCTTGATGATGTGTGAGACGCTGGAGGATATTAACCAGCATTACCACGAGAGTTTCCTATTTGCCTCACGCATCCGTGCGTGGTGGACAAAAACGGATCGTGTCTAGCCCTATTTTGGGAAGAACACAGACGCAGAATGCCCGTTCCTCCGTCCACCACATTCATGAAGACTGTTCGCGATCCTCTGGAAATCCATTTCCAGAAGAAGGCTGTCGATCTCAATATTGCTCCCCCGATCTTTGATACAAACAATACCTCGTACATGGTGATGCTAGATCTGGACGAGATGTCCCTTGCCGACAAGTACGGCTCCAGCGCCAGCAATATTCCCACCTGGATCTGGAAGCAGGTGCACTACATTCTCCAGAAACTGCTGAAGGAGGGGAATATGGAATACATTGATATTACACCGTACAACTTCATCGAGAAGGATGGAGTTGTATGGTGCATTGATTACGGCCACGCCACGCCGTTTCGCGGGACTATCCGCAATTGGTTTCTCAAAGATATGCTGGAAAAGAAACTTCGTCGCTGGAACCCCGATTTCGTGTAAATGTCGGATAGTATAGTTTTTTAGTTTTTTAGTTTACTTGGCGATCACGGACTCCAGGAAATCGTCGCAGATCTTGGACCATGGGCGAGTACGGGCAAGGGCCACACACGCCTCCGACGTCTCCTTGCCACACATCGCCAGCGCCTTCTCCATACCCTCAGCAACCGACTCTGCCGTCGTGGTGTACTCCGTGAGACCCACACCCGCCGTCATCTGGAGATACGAATACGATGTCGTAGGGAGCTGTACGCTCGTCTTGTCATTCATAAACGCCTTGTAGCAGTCCAGGGCCAAGACTACCTGCGGAGCGCCTGTGGCCATATGCTCCAGCTGGCACAGACCGAAGCCCTCACCCGCCGACGTGTTAATACCCACATCTGCCACATTGTAGAGCTGGTTGATCGCGTCATCGTTGAAGTAGGCCTGAGGAGCCGTCGTGTCAACGATCGTGACACGCGTGCCATACTTCAGGTTGTCGAGACCCAGCAGCTCCAGCTCGTTGAGGTAGATCTGAAGAGGCTGGTAGAACGCGCCGCCCTCGGGCTTGACACCTGTGACGAGCAGGAGATGGTAAGGGGCATCGGGGAACTTCTGGAGCAGACGCGCAAACGCCATGATGGTGAGATCGAGGCGCTTACGCTGGGAGTTGCGATTCATGTTCAGGAACACCTTGTCGCTCGACTTGAGATTGAGGTTCTTACGAATACCCGCGCGCTCACCGTCCGACAGGGGCTTGAATACCAGAGAATCAATACCGTGCTCGAGAACATCGAT